ACTATTGAGAACGAAGAAAATGCATGGGGACTTGATGATTGCCTTACTCTATCTGATATGCTTCCAATTGTTTTGGACATTCATCATCATTGGGTACGAGAAGGAGAATACTTGGCGGCATCCGAAGAGCGGGTTCAGCGGGTTATTGATTCTTGGCGCGGTATTCGCCCTACTCTACATTATAGTGTGTCACGTGAAGATATCCTTGTTGGTCATTGCAGTAATACTTTACCATGCCGCAACAGCTTGATTGCCGGTGGTACTAACAAGCAAAAGCTACGTGCCCATAGTGACTACTATTGGAATGGCGCAGTAAATGATTGGGCATTGACATTCCTTGATAAATTTGATATGATGTGCGAATCTAAGGCTAAGAACCTAGCTAGCCATAAACTATACGAGAAAGCAAAACAAGATGGGATTATTTGATAAACTATTTGGTAAGAAACCAGAACCTGTTAAGGTAGAAGAACCTAAAAAAGAAAAGAAGCCACGACAGCCTCGCAAGCCTAAACAAGAGCCTGTTCTTTCTGAGAAAGAAAAAGCTACTATGGAAGGTGAGCCATACGTGGCTATTCTCAGAGTAGAGGTTGATCCTAACAATATCAATAACGGCGCATTTGAACTTGATTGGAACGACAAGTTTGTATTGAATCTAGTACGTGCCGGATATAAACAAAAAGACAGTGACACGGATCAAGTGATTGTGGATCGCTGGTTTCAATCTGTTTGTAGGAACATTGCCTTAGAAATTTATGAGCAACAGCAAGCAGACCCTGATAACAGAGACCTTCGTGTAATTAAAACAAAAGATATCGGTGACGGAAGAACTGAGGTTAGTTGATATGGAATTAAACATTGACATTTTTGATCCCGATTTCGTGATTGATTGCAGTAAATTGTCTAGCTCGTCTGAGATTTACACATACATGCACTCATACAATGATCCTAAAATGTATTGTTATGCGATTTGCTATCGCAAAGGATTGTTGATTGATTACATAAAAATAGGCGAGAGTGCCCCGAACCCAAGTTCTAGCACAGCAGAAGCAATCGGTGAAAGAATCAAACGACAACTAGAGCATTTCCCGGGATGGGACGATCCTCCCCATTACAGTAGTCACGGTGATGATCTATGGTCTAATGTTTGTCGAGAGGTAGTTCAAGGAACTCTGCCTAACTTAAACAAAGACAACATCCTAATAGGAGTATGGAACTTAGAGGCTAGACAACATCGTATAAGTTTCTTGTATGAGGATAACAAAGAAATTTCAATGTTTGCTGAAGGATTGCTATGTGAGCAATACAAAAAGTTTCATCGAGGTAATTTGCCCATTCTTAACATCAAAGATCCTACACGAAACAAAGCATACAGAGGTCCTAAGTTTGACAAGGAACTTTGGAGCTTCGGTTGACAATAAATCAAAATAATAGTATACTTTCATCATGAAATACGCACTCATTGACACCGCCAATACATTCTTTCGTGCCCGACATGTGGCATCCCGAAACACCACACTAGAAGAAAAGATTGGCGTGGCGCTACATCTTACACTAGCATCGGTCAATCAGGTAGTGAGAAATCACCAAATTGACCACGTAGTGTTCTGTCTAGAAGGTAAATCGTGGAGGAAGGCAGTATACGAACCTTACAAAAAGAACCGTATCGTTGATACTCTTTCTCAAACTGAGGAAGAAGTTGAAGAAAACAAAATGTTCTGGGATACGTATGAAAAGTTCACTACTTATCTCAAAGAGAAAACCAACGTAAGTGTACTTCGGCATGAGAATGCTGAGGCAGACGACCTTATCGCCCGCTTTATTCATCTACATCCTAATGACACGCATTACATTATTAGTACTGATTCCGATTATGTTCAGCTTATTGCTCCAAACGTGCTCCAATACAATGGTGTCACAAATGAACTTATCACATTGCAGGGATATTTTAAAGACAATGGTAAGCCTGTAATTGATAAAAAGACTAAAGAACAAAAACTGCTAGAAGGTACTCCCGAATATCTACTGTTTAAAAAGATTATCAGGGGTGACGGTGGCGATAACGTTTTTAGTGCATACCCAGGTGTGCGTGAAGTGGGCAGTAAAAACAAAGTGGGCATTAAAGAAGCATTTGAAGACCGTGACAAGCAAGGCTTCAATTGGAATAACTTTATGCTACAGCGTTGGACTGACCACAATAATGTTGAACATAAGGTTCGTGAGGATTATGAACGTAATCGTATGCTTATTGACCTCACTGCTCAACCCGAGGACATCAAGCAAAAGGTTGACCAACGCATTCGTGAATCTGTCAGAGTAACTACTACTCCCCAAGTAGGTATTCATTTTATGAAATTTTGTGGCAAATATGAACTTGAAAAAATATCCCAAAGTGCTGATGCTTATGCTAAGTGGCTTAATACACCGTATCAAGGGAACATACATGAATGACTTGATTGAAAAGCAATTGTACATGGGCATAGTTGCAGTTCTCAAGGATGACAAACTTTATTACGAGTCTAGAGTAAGTACTAAGGGCGAATACAATCATTTCAAAGACGGTGGACATGAGGCTCTATTAAGATACATTGACCAAATGGCCCCGTTGATTCTAGCAAATGAACGTGAAAAACTTGACAAACGTGCCAAAGAAATGGTGTTGGAAGAGTTAAAGCGATGACATTCAAGGTAGAACAATCAACTATTAGAACTATTAGAAAAGGCGAAAAAGGCTTTATGCTGGTAGACGGACTTACTGTAATGCCTAGAGCAGGATTTGAAATAAGCCGTAGTTGCCCTCAATCGTATAAGCAAATTATTTCAGAATGTATTGATAATGGTTGGCTTAAGTCTGTTGCTTATGTCAAAGATAGTGAATTATTCTGGGAAGAATTTCAGAAATGAAAAAAGTTTATTACATTAAAGAAGGACGCAAATATGTTCCGGTTGCAGAATATGATAACGACCTTATGGATAGCTTTTCAAAAGGTACTCATTTGGTTATGGTTTATCCCGGAGGCACTAGTCGTAGGTTCAATATTGATCCTAACTACGCGGCTATGATTGCCGCAGGCCGTGTCGCTGAGGATGCTATCAGTCGTGCTATTCATAAAGAAAGTGAACTGAAGCCACAGCGCAAACCGTTGACAGAAGGACAGCTTAAAGCTTGGCAGAATTTAGCAAAAGAATTTGGTCAAGACCTTTATACACTGCAAGGAGCAAGCACACGTGATATCGCCGAAGCAGGTGTGAAAGCTATGATGGAAGAAGCAAATAAACTGTTGGAGAACCCATCAGTTAAAAAAGCATACGAACATTTCATGTTGGTATGCGAACTAACAAAGGAGAAAGCATGATACGTGTAATACTGTTATTTGTAGTACTTTTTATCGCATTTGTTGCGGCAATATATGGTTTCCGTTTTATGACCGGAAAGCAAGCATTGGCGTTGACAAAAATTGCTGGGTATAGTATACTAGCATCTTCACTGGCACTACTAGTGATGTTTGGTTTAGTGATTCTCTTTTAACTTATAAGGAAACTTGAAATGATGAAACGTATCGGTATTGTGTCCGCTGTTCTGGGCATGGCTATTTTTGCAACTGGTTGCACTCGTATTGAGACTGGTGAGGTTGGTGTTCGTGTCGGCTTTGACAAGCAAGTCAAGCAAGGTGAACTTGAGCCTGGCACGTTCAACCAGGTTATCATCGGCGATGTTCTTACTTTCCCCTACAAGGATGTCAATGTCCAAATTGACAACATGACTCCTGTTGCCAAAGACAACAGCACTATGAAAGACTTGGATGCTGTCATTGTCTACAATATCAACAAGAATCAAGCCGCTGAACTGTATAGTTCTAAGAACCGTAGCTTCCATGCAGAACACAAAGGTGATGTGTATCTGATGTACAATTATGTTGTCCAGAATGCTCGTAATGCTATCTACAAGGCTGCTCGTAAATACGAAGCACTTGACATGGCAGACAACCGCACTGAAATGGAGAACATGATTAAGGAAGAAATCACCAAGAATCTTGCCGAAGAAAAGCTGGACGGTAGTATTACTATCACACAGGTTATGATTCGTAACATTACTCCTGCTGACAGTGTTGTAGCTAGTGCTAACGAATTGGTTCGTAGCAAGAACGAACTCAAGCAGAAAGAAATTGAAGTTAAGACTGCCGAAGCAGAAGCCCGTCGTATGGCAGCATTGGCAAACAACAGTGCTAGTTCTATTGCGTTTATGAATGCACAGGCTGCACTGAATATCAGTGAAGGTATTAAGAACGGTAAGGTTCAGACTATCGTTGTTCCTAGCAACATGAC